GGCGTTGCGTTGTTTGATCCCGTACCAATCCACATTAGGTTGGTTGAATTTACAAGTGTGTTGTAGTTTTGAGATGGGTAGGTTGTAGACGAAAATGCCGTGATTTGGGAACCATTCAGATACAGCTTGACACGATTTGCCGCCGTTGCTTGAGTCGTATCGACAACAAGCATCAAATGATACCAAGCTGAAGGGTCGCGAAATACTTGGCTTGTGACTAGTGAAATGTTAGTTATGCCAGAAACAACCTCGTCTATATACAGAGTATTATCTGCTTCAAACCTAATATAGAAGTTTGAACCTCCAGCAAGCCCAATCCCCAAAGGCGATAAATAAGAATCTAATTTTCCTCTTTTTATCCATGCGCTAAACGTCCAAGTCTGCTGATTCCCAGCACTCGCAGGAGTCCTATTCAAATACGCACTGGCGGATGATCTGAACCGAAGGGAGTTTGTAATCCTCAGCACACTGCCGAAAGACTGCATGGCCGCTTGTTCAGTCCACGATCCAGACCAAGGAGACTGATCGACGTTAGTCGTCTCAGTAACCACTCCACCGATGTAGCGATTTGACATAGGTCAATCCTTAGCTGATTTGTTCCCAAGTGATGGTCGCGACCAATGCGCTCGCGGTGCCCGCCGTAGCGCCGACAGACATATTCTCCATCAGGTAGAACGCTGTGCTCTTGTCCGTGACGATCAGGGTAGCATACGCAGGGACTGAAATCTGCGAAGCAATCGGATAAGCCGTGCCGCCCAGAGTCGCCGCCGAGTAGACGTTGATCGTGATCGTTGCCGTAGCGCCCGTGGTGTTAGCCACCACGATAGAGTCGATCTTCAGGACCGTGCCGCTGGAAGCTGCATTACTTGCAAGCTGAGTAGCCGATGTGGTTGTCAGCGATACATTGTTTACGTTGCCGTAGATGGCGCTGACGTTGACGATATTTGGATTTGCCATGATTGTTACCCAAAGATGAGATTGAGGCCGATGACCTTGCCTGTTGAAACGCCAGCAGAAGTCTGGGTTGTGTTATCTGGGAACGTAAAACCCCCAGTTGTAGACTTGATGTTGCCAGCGATAGTGACGTTTCCACTTGCATCGCGGTAGACCGCTTTTTCAGCCAAGTAGTCACACCAGACATTGACCGTATTGCCCGCCAGCGTCAGAGGAGACGTTCCTCCAGAGGAGTTAGCATAGACCGTATCACGCGACAGCGTTCCCGCACCTACGGTACCAATCCCAACTTCCCAGACATTGGCAACAGGATCAACAATCGCATAGTACGTCGTGTTCCCGTTACCAATCCCGGTGGAGAAAGTCTGATATCCAGCGGCTGCGCCCGACAGGGTCAGCGTACCTGTACCAGCCGTGCTGGAAGTCTCTTGGACCCGATCTGCGACTACTAAGCTCATCACGCTGCCTCTAGAAGTTCTTTAGTCCAAGTATACCCTTTGTGCGATTTACGGACACCATTGATGCACTTGATGACATTAGCGTGCTGGAACCCGGCGGCATTCAATGCTTCAGACCCTATGAACTCAATCATCTCACCTGTTTCCGAATTGATCCCAACCCACTTGTACTTGCGGTTGTTTGTGTTCCCAGCGGCGTACTTATTGCCTTTTGACAAGGCACTTGCGATGGCTCGCTGCTTGGCTGATGCCGGGCGTCCTATATTGGCTGCACCACACTTGCGGCGAGTTTCCTCAGAGTGCTTGCGGCCTATGTTCCATGTAGCTGACTTACCAACGCGCTGTTCCCGCAGTAGGGCTTTAGTCTCTTCTCGACATGCTATACCCTTGTTCCATGAAGGCTGACCCCGCCTAGCCGCGGCGATCTTTTCAATGACTTCTGGGTCAGCAGGGATGCCTTTGTTCCAAGCTGGGGTGCCTTTTCTGGATTCACTTACTTTCTGTTTTGTGGCTTCGTCCCAAGGTTGCCCTTTATTCCAAGGTGTCATGCCTGTTTGGCCTTCACCACCTTCGGTCATGTTGGTTAACGATTCACCTAAAGTCTTGAAGTGTTTTATAAGAAAAACCTCATGTTTAAAGGCTTTCCATTCTTCATCCCACACAGCTAGAATTTTAACTATGGGCTTTCCGTACTTAACGACTACGTTCTGCCAATACTCATTCCGCTGTCTAAAATCGTACGCGCGTTTTGAATCCCCGGTTCCTTTGCCTATATAAAACAAACGCCCTTCAGGAGTGTAATGCGCGTACGTGTAAAACATATAGCAATCGCTAACTTGTCGCGGAGGTCGAATATGTGACCGACACGGTGTCTCCAGCCGTAGTGACCTTGGCGACTGCAAAGTTGCCTTCAGAGTACAGAGTACCTGCGGTAGAGTTCTGGGTATTCACAGCGCCCGTACCCGTGACCAAGAAGCATCCGTAGACCGTACCGCCCGCGCCCGTGATGGTGTAGGTGATTGCCGGAGCCGTAGATGAAGTCACGTTGGATGGCGTAGAGCCCGTAGAAGTTGCCGCAGCGAAAGCTGCCGTACCGCGAACCGCGGAGCCGCCTACCGTGTAGTTGATAAACTCAGCCGCATTGGTCGTGACCAGCGTGGTCATGGTATCCGTAGCCGCCGGAGTCAGGCTGACCTTAGTCAGACCGAGGAAAGGACCGACAGTTGTGTAGGTGCCCGAGGTGCGGAGCAGCGTATTCAGCATCAGCTCTTTGCCCGCAGCGACGACGAGATTGGGGAAGGACTCGGTCCACTTCAGGTTGCCATCCTTGTCATGGCATTCAACATGCCAAGAACCCTCAACACCCATGCCTTCAGGAATAACCGCGTTGGCCTGCAGAGAAGCTACAGCGTGGTCGCCAAAATTTGAAAGTTCGTTACTCATTGGAACCTCAGTAAATAATGATCGGCGCTGTAGTGCTTGTGTACGCCGGGAAAGTTACCGTGAAAGGGGCATCACTCGTAGAGTAGGAGCCACCAAAATTTAGAACCGCCACGGAGCGGTTTCCCTTGGACGCATTGTATATCAATGCACCTGCAGTCGTCAGCGTGGAGTTAGCCCACGTATATTCGTCCCAGCTCGCGTAGGCCGTGGTGCCCGAGAGGGTCACACCCAGATTCGTCAGCGTAGCACCGCCCGCGGTATAGCCCGTACCGACCACCTCATTGGTCGTCGTGTACTCAGTCGTTGAAGAGCTGATATTAGAAGCGGTGGTATAGAGCGCCAATTTGAACTCGTCTGTGTCGAAATCATGGACTCCTTGCAGAAGCTCTTGTTTGAAGCTGCCAGTCAGTGCTTGGGTGATCATACGACCTTGTCCCTCACCTGCGTCGTGCGGTAATTGTCCTGACGATCCTTGCCATCACCGAGCTGTTTCAGAGGACCCATCGCCTGATCAAACTTGGCCTGATATGCCTGAAGAACATCCGCTTCGCCCTTGAGGTAGATATATGCCTCGGCCAGCGCGCCATACAGAAGTACGTTCGGGAAGTTGGTGCTCAGCCAAGTGGTTCCTGCCGTCACGATAGACTGAGGATAGGCGAAGTAATGCAGTTCGATGTTGTACTCAACATCCGGCGTCGGCCCCAGAAGGAACGTATTATTGTCGAACAGCGCGTAGTACTGTGGAGTCCCCGTGACGCCCGGATAGGGGAAGAACTCACGAATGTAGTTCACATCCTTGTTTAGCAGATAGCGATAGCCTTCAACACCCAGAGCCCCAGCATCCATCACTGCCACGGAGAACGTGGACAGATAATCAGAAGGAAGCGTCAGATAGGGAAAGCCGTCCGTTACATTGCCAGTGACATTTCTACGAAACGCAGGGAGCTGGACCGTGTTGTTGACCAGCCTTTCGGTATCCTGAACAAAGTTCGGAATGTTATCGACGAACGAAGTTTCATTCACCTCAGTGAATGCCTGAATCGCGTCTACCAACCCCGCGTATGTCGTAATGTCGTAGGACATGCTTTAGCCCATCGGTCCACGGCACTTGGTGCCTTTAATGGCTGCGCCAACGCCGCGCATATCAATCTCGCCGTGCCGATTCTTCGGAGGGAAATTGCCTTTGTTGATGCCGCTGATGCCGATATTCAGATTGGTCAGCGCCTTAGCGCCAGACTCGATTTCCGTATTCGGTTTGAGACCCTGCTTGTAGTAAGCAGAAGCGGGTTTGTTTTCTTTTGCCCTAGCCATTAGCGCCCCCGACCAGACTTCTGGTTCATTGCACGGCTCAGGTTCTTGCCGAATTTCTTACGATCAAGAGAGGTAGGACCACCTTTCTTCAGACCTTTCAGATCAGTCTTCTTACCGCCGTGAAGCTGCTTATCGTGCATACCGATAGCCTTCTTCATCATCTTCTTGTCTTCTTTGATATCTTCGTGCTTCATAGTGTGCCTCATAAAATGGCATTGCCCGGAAGCGGAGGAACTATCACGACACCGGGGGTTACAGAGGTGAACGCCGTAATTCTAACATTGTTCAGGTAGGTATTAACGGTCTGGGTAGCCACAGGATTAAACGCAAAATCCGAGCAGCTATCATTCCGATTCGTATCAGGACGAGGCTCACGCAGAGCCTGCGGGTCATTAGAAACCTTTTGCGAGCCAATGATACCGACCCAGTACTGCGGATGGTCGCCATTATTTTCGTCTTGGCATTCCTTACAGACCTTAACATTTTGCCTTTTACCCAATACATAGGTGTAGGTCATCACCCTAAGCGCGCAACGCTGGCCGCATCTATCGCAAAACGCAAACGCCCGCTTCTTGGAAGCAAATCTAGTCGCCATCTTTGCTTACCTTGGAAAAAAGCCACCCATCTCGGTTCTTAACTGCGCCGCGAAGGTAACGCTGTATGCAAACCTCGTGCATGTTGAAGTGGGTTGCGCAAAGGCGGATAGATTCAAAAATGTAAATCTCGTCACCTCGCTGTGCTTTAACCTTTACTATACGCTTAGCTCTACCTTTAGCCGAGCGTTCTAGCAGATCTTCTAGCGGTATAGTGCGGATGCCTTTTTTAGAGGCAGAAACTTTAGCCCCCCAAGTCACAGGCCTACCCTTCAATGACGCACTAATCTTTGCTTTCTGTTCAGGACTGTTGGGTTTACCGTAGTGCGGATTTAGCTCACCCATTTTAGCCGCGGCTATTTTGCTACGAGTTTCATCAGTAGCTTTTGTGCCAAACTTAGGATGATTTTCACCTGAACCAAGCCCTTCGCCACCAGCGCAAATGTTGTAGCCTACCCTACGGGTGTCGTGCGCTTCGATGAGCTTCGTTTCAACCATATCCGCATAGGCTTTATCCGGGCACCAGCACAGGATTTGGAATGCAAAATTTTCTTTACCGTGCTTTTTGATAGCCGCGCTCAGAATTTTGCTCTTAGAGCCTTTCCATGTATGTTCAGCAAAACGACGCTCTGGACGCATGGTCTGCCCGATATACATCTTGCCGTTCAAGATGTTGGTAGCCTTGTATATGGCTATAGGAGTCATCATCGCCCGCTTATGTAGCCTGCCATCGGAACGAACCGGACAGGAGCCTTTTCACGATCCTCATCCTTGGCGAGCTGGAAGACTTCGTCGTAGTTGGCCTTCAGCATCTGAATGCGGTTAGCATCCAACTCCGGCTGTTTCATAGCGAGCTGATAGGCAAGCCCAGCAGTCAACGCATCGTAGAAGCGGAACGGTACGTCCTGAGTGGTTGCACCTGACTGCCCTGCATCATCCATCCGGCGAAGGTACCAATAGTGGAAGATGTACCCACTGACGTTCGGGGTCGGCCAGATATTGATCTGAGGAATCGGCGTCTGCCGATTGACCCATACCTGCACCGGACGCCCTGTAGCCAACTTGTTAGGGATAGCTGCATAGGTAGAGAGCGAGATACGCGGAATGATGATATCGGTCTGGTTGTACTGACTGCCCTGATTCTGGCGAATCACCTGCTCGAAAATATCGATGCAGTCTTCAGGAAGATTGTACGTACCTTGGCCCGCAATCAGAGTGATATCCGCCGGAGTG